TCAATTTCATCAACGCCAGTATCAATAACTTCATCTTCATATCTAAAGAGTTCACATCTTAGTTCGTAAGTATATAATCCTTGCAGTTGATAGAATGGTTTTTCGTGCTCTACATATTTTATTTCAAATAAACGATCACCTAAAGGAAAATAAATTAAGTCTCCTTCCTTTGGTCTTTTTGATAGTTTTATATTTGATTGATCTTTAATAAGAGGTTGAATATAGTTTTCCCATCTTTCTCTTGAGATGATTATAGTTAAATCATCAAGTTCTTGTATACCAAACTTTGATAATATTGTTCCTTGGCCACCATAACCCTCATAGGTATCTACATATGCTTCTATTGGGTAAGCATTGTTGAATTCAGATTCAATAACCTCTCTTATAACTGTCCTCTCGGTAACGTATTGGCGAGGAAGATAATAAACTTCCACACCATACATTCTTAGTTGCTCATTTATGAGGTCTTGGATAAGACCTTGTTCTCCTTTTGAACCTTGTAGAAAGAATGGATTAAGCATAATTTACCTTAGCCAATCATATCTAGGGGTGGAAGTTCATAAGTATTAGACATTCTCTCCATCAACATATCAATTTCCCTTTGTGCATCATCAAACATCTGCCTACCATTCAATTCCACACCACCTGGAAGTTTTACACCAGTAAATTTCATCATATTCTGTCCCCACTGCCTCTTAATCAACGAAGTTAAGTAAGGTTTAATAAATGAGTCATTCCATACCCTAGAGTAATCATTAGGATCAAGTGTTGAATAACAATCAATAACAATATATTGACCAGGAGAAACAGAACCCCAGTCGATGTCCAAGTATAACCTATCCTGTCTCTTATTAAATCTTATTTGTTTTTGTGTGTTGAGTAAAAAGTCTAAATCCTCTAAGTACGTCTTTACCATTGCATAACTTAAAAGTTCGGTTGTTCCCCAGTAATAAACATCATTCAGGAATAACTGATACTTCACACTAAACATATTATTTGTAATAGTATTAGCACCATCAAATCTAAAAATCTTATTGATTCCTATAATATTTGGTGGAACCTGAAGATAATTACTATTTTCAGTGTAAGTAAATGTAGTTGCAGTACCTACAATATTCGTAGTTACTGATGTGGATGCTAGTCCAATATTACTTCTACCTGAACCTGCTCTTCCTCTATCAATATCATCTTGGGTGATTTGATACTTGTAGAATGTAGGATAGACGCCATCAAAGTGACGCTCTTGGAAAAACTGAATAGCATCATCTACCAGATCTTCAATTTGCTCATCAGCAACGTTGATTTCCAAAACTGGAGCACCCAGTTTTCTCTTACAGTAATCAATTAATTCTTGTCTGGTAGATGGTTGAGCCATTAGAAATTAAGATTCGAAATTGCTTCTTGTTGACTGAGATATAATTTTACGTAACTCTTTGATAAATCTCTAAGAGTTTCAATATCATCTATACTATCTATATCTCTAGCAAGTTTTTCATATTCAAATAGTTTATTCAAACTTTCTAGTTTAACTTTATCAGGATCCATTCACCAAACTCCTTAGCATAGTTTTAATTTCATCAATATCACCCTTAAGAGAATTAAGGTCATCTTCAATATTAGTAATTCTTTTAGTTTCTTCCTCCTTAATTCTCTTAGATTCCATATAATTTTGGTATGCGTTCATATCCGTATTTAATATAGCATTGCTGGACTTATCCCTAAAAAGACTTGAATGTCCTTTAACTTGTACCTTTTCCATAATTAAGCAAGAGCAATAATTCTTAGATCTCTGAGTCTTGGTGGATATGTCTGCGAAGTAGAAGCACCAATCAATTTAATACTAAAGTACTTAAATGATTCTAGGTTATTAATAGTAAACTCATAATCAATGAAAGTAAGTTCTTCACTTTGGAATCCAAGTTTAGATGTTAACTTCAATGGAAGATCAGGTCTTCCATTGTTATTTGATATGTTAAGAGTTCTACCATCACCACTAATGTTACCATTTCCTGGGAATGGATAGTAAATTGGTTTCTCATTAACGTCCTTGAGAATAGCAAACATTGCTCTTAGATCACTATAGATGTTTAGGTGAGCAGAAACAATAATCTTAATGGATGTTGCAGGAACTTCCAGTTCAATTGGAGTTGAAGCATACACGAAAGCATTTGGATCAGTTTCTAGTTGAGATACTCTCCCATCACCAACATAATCTGTTATTGGATAATTGACTCTATTTGAAGTTAGAATCATACCAACTCTATCCAAATCAATCACTGGAGACAGGTATTGGTTCGTAGTAGAAAGATTCAAAGTCATCTGCAAGGACTTATTTCCTTGCATAATATTGTTCAGGAATGTTCTCTCGTTCACTCTCGAAGCAATGATTCTTGGATTTTCAAAGAAGTTATCCTCATTCAATTTGATTGTTTGAGTTCCTCTATCTAAGAATGACTCTTCAGCACCATCAATACTAGTTCCACTTATTGTTCTTAGTGAAGCAGTAATGGTAGTCTGTGGTGGAGTAAAGGTCTGAACGATTGGTTGTGCAATCTCATATTGAATATTCTGAGTTGCTTCAATGATGGAACCACCCGTAGACTTAGTATAATTGAGGTAAAGTTTTGGTAGACTTGTTCCCACACTTCTATCAACGCCATTTGAAGACGTATCAATTTTGATGTAATAAGAATCTAATGTATTTTCCTTTGTACTATCAGTTACATCCTGTAAGGTGTGTTGAGTATTAATTCTTCTTAGAGATACTCCACCAAGTTCATACTTATAAACGAATGAATTTGCTGGATGTCTAATTTGAAGAGTTGAATCAACACCTCTAGTAATTCCAGTTAGTGCTCCACCACTGACTCCAGTGTATGAAATAATCTCAGAGTTAACTGAAATATAACCTGGATTTGTTGATGAGATACCAACATTTTCGAAGGTATTGAAATCAGTGGTTAATCCAGTGACTACAAGATCTCCAGTGAAATCTCTTTCAGTAACATTGGTTAATTTAATAGGAGCAATATCTGATGTTACATTGGAGATACTAACAATATTAGTTAATGCGTGTAGTGCGTGGTTTCTGTGCTTCACATTGATATGAAGTCCATCCCTATCAACATTAATATTATCAGCAAATACGGAACCACCATTTAGATCAGTATATCCAACTCCAGAAATTACACTATAGTATTGAATTGATTTAGCAACTCCAACTTCAAATTCACCTTGAACATTATCAATGACCAGTTCATTAAATGCCGATAGTTCTTGGACAGAAAGTCTTAGATTTCTACCGATTGAAGTAATACCAATGTTTTCAGCAGTTAGAATATCACCAACTTGGTATCCAGTACCACCAGAAGAGATACCAGCAGAGGTAATACTACCATTGGTTACTGTGATAGATGCTGTTGCTCCTCTACCACCTCCAGTAATTGCTGTTAGAGCAACATTAGAATATGTTTGAATGCCTAATGATGGAGTATAACCAATACCAGAGTTTGGAATGCTTAAGGAACCCGTAGCAATACCAGAAATAAAAGCAAATTCACCAATCGCATTTGTATCTTGCTGTACTACGAAACTTCCTGCAGTAAGATCTGAAATAGTAGATGCTGATAGGGTAGTTCCTAAACCAACCCTTACTCTTCTAGATTCAATGTCTAAAGCATTATTACGAAGAATAGCAACTTGGTCATTACTTCTGTTCAATTGAGGATTGAAGAAACTTACTGATCCAGTGGGTTCAAAAACGGCAGTGAATAGATTAAACTTAAGGTCTTCATACTGTGAAGGAGACCAAGTGGAAGCATTCTGCGACTTGAAAAGTGATCCGAGAATAGGTTGAGTTGAAACCAATCTCTGCTGAGACTCTGGAAGTGCTGCTGTTGTAATATCAACTTCGCCCAGTCTAGAAACGAACACACTATAATCATTAGAGTCTGAAAGAAGAACTAATGCGTGCTCTTTATTTCCTTCTAAGAACACTGGTGCGTGGAAGGTAACTCTTGTTGCTACAGTTCCAGTTTCAGAAACATTAATGTTCTGTGGGAGTATTTCAACTTTACTAAATGGATAGATCTTTTGACTTGGTGTTCCCAGTTCAACTGAACGAAGTTCAACATAAACAGGAAGTTCGGGTGCCTTTGAGTAGAAAAATAGATCCACTGAAGTAATAAATCTTCCAGTCTGATCCTCATCAGATCCAATCTTAAATGTTTGGGCAAGTGGATCTCTTCCAGTACATCCAGCAGTAACTCTGGAATTTACTGCTGGAGAAACAGATCTTGATTGGAGACTTGAAGATGATGTTGAGGTCTGTGCCCCTGCGGAAGAAACTGATGTTGCGATAATCTGAGCAGTTCTAGATGCTGTAATTGCAGTAACTGGACTTGGTGCGGGAGCAGGAACAGTTACTCTCTGTTGAGGTGCTAATGGTGGTATTGCTACTGGTATTGGTGTGTTTGGTGATAGTCCCAGTGATGAAGGTCCTCTGAGAAAAGGTCCATCTAATGGATTTGGTGAAGGAACACCTGTAGGTTTTGTAATAGTAAATATTGTAGGTACTGCTGCAGGTGGTTGTGACGCGGGGGAGCGACCGGGTAAAGATCGAGAAGTTGAGAATATATCCTCAATATCAAGTCCTGCAATATCAGTAAGAAGTGTTGTGAGATCACCTTCTACTGGAGTAGCCAATGCGAAAGTAATACTATCTTCCAGTCTTTTTTTCTCAGCAAACAATTGTTTCAGTATATCACTATCCCGCGGCCCTGTAAATTGGGCAATCTGTCGTTCAATTTCTTCTATCGCAGGCAGTACTGCACCAAAAAGAGGATTTCCTTGAGACCCTCCAAGAAGAAGTGGCCCTCGGCCTCCGGCGAAGGTACCAAAAAAAGTAACTTCATCAGGGTTCTCTGGGTTACCTCTTTGTCCAGCAGCTAATTCTCTTATATTCTGAACATATTCGGTAACTGATTGCTGCAATTCCGGCAGTATTGAAAATTCTCTTATCCTGTCGGGCAGTCCCGAATCTTGTATTAGTGATTGTACAGTATCAAATAAACCATCACCATCTGTATCTAGATATACCTGAACACTCGCTAGTGCTTGCCCTGGGCGGCGGGTCCCGGGAGTTCGGAACTCGGTGCCAAAAAGAGTAAATGGATTTAACCCAGTAGGTGTAGGACCAGGAGGTGTTCCTGTTCCACCACCGCCTCCGCCGCCGCCTCCGCCGCCTCCGCCGCCAGGATCGGGAACGAATACCGGATCACCGGATACAGTAGTTACGGTAGTATTGGTAATTGACTGAGTCTCATTCGTAAATGCTGATTGGATTTCAACATTACGTAAGGCAAGAATACTTTCTTGTGCTTGAGTAATTAGACCATCAGCAAAGAAATTAGCATTTGCATAGGTATATAAAGTACCTGCAATAGTACCATTAGTGGGATTATCAGTCAGTCTAAAAGTCTTATTTCCTGTTGAGAATCTTGGATTTCCGCTGATGTTTGGATT